CTGTAGGAACGTAGAAGCCTGTGTGCTGTCGTCGGCGAGGGAGATGGCTTCCGTCACGCTACCAAAGAAGTTACCGCCTACGTCATTGATAACGTCTGCTATCCCGATTGGCTCTGTTATGGACTGTAGGAACGCCGATGCTTGTGCGCTGTCGTCTGCTAGTGCTATGTCTTCAGAGATAGATAAGGCGAACGCCGTCCCGCCAAGACCAGCAAAGGTAGATTGGGCAAATGCGGCGTAACCGAACATTACTCGTCCGCAGGAGTCGGAGTATTGCCTTCAGCCACCCATGCTAAATATTGCTGGTAATCGGTGTTGTCGGGGTCAAATGGGATACCAGCATTATCTGAAAGACGTTGAACGCTATCAAACTGAGTATTTGGATTATGGGAAAGTAATTTATACATTTATAGCTCCGCAGAAAGTTGAAGTGTTCCACTGATTTGAGCGTTCGCAATATACCAATCGGTCAGCCCAGTAAAGCCATTAAATACAACCACGAGATACACCCTATTGGTTGAAATAGCAGCTGCTGATACAGTAGTACTTGTGGAATCTTTATAACCACTTGAAGTAGCCAATCTTATAGTAACTCCGCCTATAAAAGAAACACTCGGTGTGGCTCTAAAAGGAACTGGAGCTGGAATGTTTGCCAATACTTGAGTTGTACCACTTGCTTTACCAGCAAGTATAGTGTCGCTATCAACTACTAAATAATATCTCAGACACAAAGCCAACTCAGTACCATAAGGTCGATAATCAAAACTCGTTGCTGTTGAGCCTTTTTCTAGTTGCACACCCGTAATATAGAAGGTTGCCCCGTTTGTGCCGACTACGCTTGTTGCGCCTGTTGCGGAAAGCAATGTTGAACCAGCCCATGCACCAGCAGTTCCGCTATAAGTAGTTCCTGTACCCAAACTAAAGTTAAGTTGTATGCCAATGCCAGAAGTGGTTAACCAAGTTCCTGTGGTATCACCAGCAATAGTGATTGATTTCTGTTCCCAAGTATTTGCTGATGAAATTGTGTAACTGAATGGGTAACTTCTGTTTTCTGCTGAATTTGCCAATGAACCAGCAAAAGTTCCTGTTAAAGAACTACGCACCCAAAAGGATAAAGTAACTGGCGATGCAGATGCCGTACCCCATGCTAAATCAGCAACATTAAATCCTTCAATGCGTTGGCGAATACCAAAATAATCACCAGAAACAACAGAATAAGCAGAAGATGAAGTAACGCCTAAATAATATGTAAACCCCGCTGGAGGTGTTACAGAACCAGCATTTTGTTGGACTGTAAATTTAGATGCTTGACTAGCAGAATAACCAAACCTATCTAAAACATAATTTACACCACCGACTGCCGTAGCAGTAACACTAGCCCCCGCATTACGCTGGTCTATCACCATCGCACCATTGATGATGCGGTTCTTAAACCCTGTGTACTGGGCATTGCTACCCAGCAGACCTTGGTCAACTTGCGTTAAAGCCATTATTGGTTCTCCTCTGCTGGCAATACAGTGTTGCCTTCTTCAAGCCAGCGAAGATAGGCTATGTAGTCGGTGTTGTCTGGGTCAAAGGGGATGCAAGCGTTATCCGCTGTTCTTTGAACCGCATTAGGATTTCCATCCATTCCGTTTATTAGTTTATACATTTATAACTCCGACGAGCAGTCAAAATATTGGGCAGTTGTTGAAGCGTAAAAATAAGCATCTGCACTACCACCTACAGTCATAGAAACACTAATACCACTTGTGTCATATTCAGAAATAGATAGCGTTGCAACGTTTACCAAACTCCAGCTTCCATAAAGCGTTGAGGTTGGGTTTGCTCTCATTGTTACTGGAAAACTAAATCTAGTCATTACAACATTACCAGCAGTGTTGTACCCTCTACCAATAACAGAGTTAAGTAATGGCGTGTATCTGTAGTAGTACCTCTGACACAAAGCCAACTCCGTACCATACTGACGATACTCAAATGGAGATGCTGTTGTCCCTGCTTCTAGTTGCACACCTGTGATGTACCAAGTGGCTCCGTTTGTTCCGACTACGCTTGTTGCGCCTGTGGCTGAGAAAAAAGTAGAACCTGACCAAGAACCAGAAGTTCCTGAATAAGTTGAACCCATACCCATAGAGAAAAATAACCGAATACCAACACCATTAGTTGTTAGCCAAGTTCCGCTTGTATCGCCAGTAATAGTTATTGATTTTTGTTCCCAAGTATTTGCAGACGATATTGTGTAAGTAAATGGATAACTTCTGTTTTGTGCAGAATTAAGAATTGAACCGCCAAAAGTTCCTGTTAACGAACTACGCACCCAAAACGATAAGGTTACAGTTGCGGCTGATGCAGTACCCCAAGCCAAATCGTATGTATTTAATCCTTCAACTCTTTGTTCAACAGTAAAGTAATCAGTGGATGTAACTGTATATGCAGAAAGAGATGTTACTCCTAAATAATTTTTAAATCCTACGGGTGGAGTTACAGAGCCAGCGTTTTGTTGAACTGAGAATTTAGATGTTTGTGATACTTGGCTAACCCATCTATCTAAAGTGTAATTCTCGCTTGTTGGAGTAACACTAGCCCCAGCGTTTCTCTGGTCTATGACACAAGCCCCGTTTATTATTTTGTTGCGGAAGGTTACGTTGTTTGAGCCGCTCTGTGCGATGTTTACTGCTAGTGTCATGTTGTCACCTTGGGATACTTGGCTTTCACTGCCATTACTTTAGCCAGCATTTCTGTTTGGGCATCTCCACCTTTCCATAGTGCGTCTAGTTGGTCACCAATGGTTGGGTACTCTGATTGTCTTTTGGCTATGTAGGCATGAGCATCTATGTAGGCTTGAACTGCTGTTTCGTCATACTGAACAGGGTTGCCGTTAGCGTCATAAGCATTGTCACCATTGATAGTAACGACAGAAGAATTGACTGCAATAATTGCTTGATGTTTGTTCATGCGGCTATCTCCATGAGAGTAATAACAGAAGAAGATGCGCCCGTTAGTAAAGTATTAAATGTAACTGTTGAACCCCCAGAAGCACTTCCAAAAACAGCGTAAGTAGTAGATGATGTAGTTGCTGGTGAGTCTAATAATTGAATAGTTAAACCAGCATAAATTACTGCACTTGTTTGAAATACGCCCAAACCTGTATTAGGCGCAATATTTGACCCATTTCTGTAAATAGTTAATTTGCCATTTTCATTAGCAGTACCAGTAGACATTGGCATTGTTGCTATTACAAATATTTTGCTTGTTGAAGATGTTGGCGTTATTGACGCGGTTAAATTTGTTGTTACAAAAGAACTGCTTGTAGTTGTAACTTGAGTTGAATGAGTAGCATTCACCACTTGCAAAACAGCACCCGCTGGCATTGTGCCTTTAGGAATTGTGCGTGAGCCAGTTAACTTAGACGCAGATACATCAACAATATAACTATCCGACACGCTACCCGCAGTAGCAGGAATAGCATTCAACACCGAACTTACATAGAAGCTCTCTGTGACTACTGCGTCGTTTACCGTGCAGGCGTTGTTTAAAACTACTGTCGTTCCTGTAGTGGCTGTGTAGTCTGTAGATACAAGGCGCACCCCGTTTCTGTACACATCAATGTATCCAACGGTGTAGGAAGGCACACTGAATGATGTCTGCCCCGCTGTCGCTGTGAAGTTCGTTACGGTTCTGTAGGCTGTAGTCGTTACTCCGCTTGCTGGGATGCCAAGGTATCTAACGCTGATGTTGCTTGTACCGCTTGGTGGAGCGGCTGAGAAGGTCAGGGTTGTGCCGGAAACGCTATAAGTGTCGGGGGATTGTAAAACTCCGGTGACGGAGACCAGTATTGAAGACGTATTCGCAGGTGCGACCGTCATAGTGAAAGCTACAGTGCTTCCGTTCCCTGAGAACGTATCTGTCAGGAAGGCGGCTGTAAATGGTTGGTTTCCAATAAATGCCATTACGCCACCTTTGCTTTGAGTTCCGCAATCTCTGCGGCTTGTGCATCAACGATAGCCTTGAGTTCTTGGATTGCCGATGTTAGTGTTGCTACTAGGAATGATGTATCAATGCCTTGGTAATCTGGATTGCCGTCTTTATCCAAAGCATCTTTTTCACCTTTTACGCAGTCGGGAACTACTTCCGCTAATTCATGGGCAATAAAGCCTTGGCTTGAACCTCCAGATTTCCAATCATAAGTAACAGGTTTTAGTTGTGCCACTTTAGCCAATGCGCCAGTCATAGGCGTAATGTTTTCTTTTAGGCGGTAATCGGATGATGTTACATAACTTGTCGTTGTAGAAGAATATTGGATATATCCAGCATTTCCACCCGCATTATTTTTAAAAACATATGCGTTAACTCCAGAGTCAGTTGCAGGTTGGGAAACAATTGCATCAGAAGTTACATTCGTATTTACATAAATATACAGTTTTGAACTATTAGACGCTTTAGCAATACCCCAGTTACCATTATTGTCGCCAATTAACCTAGGATTCCCATCCCCATCAGACAGCACAATGTAGTTTGATCCTGTGCGAATGTCTAGGCCACCTTGGTTGCCTGTGTAAGCACCAAGAATAGTGTTCTTAGAACCCGTAGTTATGTAGTAACCAGAACCACCACCAAAAAATTGGTTGTTTCGTCCAGTTGTGTGGGAATAGCCTGCTTGTTGTCCAATAAATGTATTAGAGCCATTTCCTGTGCTAGTTGAATAACCAGCCTTGTTGCCCATAAAAACATTGTCTGGGCTAGTTGTTTGGCTATACCCCGCCTGATAACCTACTGCTGTGTTGTTAGAAGCGGTGGTGTTGGAAGAAAGTGAATCATAACCAATAGCCACGTTGTTACTACCAGTAGTAACTGCATATCCAGCGTTAACGCCCATAGCCACGTTATAACCGCCAGTACTATTTGTTGCTAAAGAAGCCGCACCAAATGCTGTATTCCGTGCGCCAGTTGTGTTTGCACCTAAAGCATTCCAACCAACTGCGGTGTGATAATCGCTAGAAGTGCTTACATCAAGAGCCTGATAACCAACGCTAGTATTACCTAAACCTGTAGTATTAGCCGCCAAAGCACTAGTTCCCACAGCCGTGTTAGTAGATACAGCACCACCGCCTTTACCTACGGTTACCCCGTTGATTGTCAGGTCACTTGTTTGGTTTAGGCTGTTTGAGCCAATCGTACTAATAGGCATTATCTGTTCTCCAGCGCCACTATGCGAGCGGTTAGTGCGTTGATTTTTGTCATTTTTTTCTTTTTAAATTAAGCTGTTGCGTTGATACCAAGCGCGCTTCCAGCCTCTAAAGTTAAAATCATACGATTTGCAGTTGCTGGGCCTGTTACCGAAACTGTCCATGTTTGCGTTCCAGTTCCAGAGTTACCAGTAACAGTAACAGTAAATTGCGCGTTGTCCCCTTGGGCTAATACTTGGCGTGTAGTGCCTCCACTAGCATCAAGAGTGGCAACTTGATATAAATATAACGCTGCAAAATTATTTGCAGAATTTGCTTGAACGCAAGAAACAGTAAATTTTATGTAATTTGTAAACCAACTTGATGTTGTTTGAAATACTACTGTGGCTGTTGTTACATTATTTGAACTATTGGTTTTTGTCCAATTAACAACTTTATTTGAGCCTATATAAGAAGCACTATTAGCAACAATACTTCCAGTTGCGCCTGATGGTGTTGATGTAGTCCCTACAAGCACATTACCAGAGGAGTCGATACGCATACGCTCTGTGCCAGAACCAGTACCATTTCCATAAGCAAAATAACCTGTATCAGAATAATTAAAAAGTGTTAAATTTTGACTATCATCATAAGTAAGAGCTGTTGGTCTTCCTGATACTGTGTTATCAATACGAATTCCACAACCACTTCCAGAACCAGAAATGTTAAGTTTTTTAGTTGGACTAGCAGTACCAATCCCAACATTCTGTGAAGTATTTATAGTGACCGCAGTGGTAGGCGAAGAACCCGTTTGTAGAGTCAGGCTTGAGTTACCGCTGGCTATGTTAGTGATGTTTCCTAGTTGTGCTGTCTGTACAGTCCCTTGTGATGGGGCTATGACCTGAGTTATCGGGCTTGTGTAGTAAACATAAATGTTGTTAGTCCCGCTCAACGGAGCAGACGTAAATGTGATGGTGTTGGCGCTGACTGTGTATGCTGAACTAGGATTCTGGGCTACGTTGTCAATCGTAACTTGGACTTGGGCTACAGACGCAACTGGGCGAGACAGCGTGAATGCGGTCGTACTACCGTTACCACTGAAGTAATCAATGGCTGGGGTGAAAGCCTGTTGTGTGGGGGAATTACCGATTGATGCCATTTATGCCCTCGCTGCCAACTGTTTGGCTCTGTATTCTGGGTTTTGCCAACGCTTTTTCGCGGCTTCTCTTTGTAGTGCAATCATTTTAGCCCTGTACTCTGGGTCTTGCCAATTACGTTTGCTCGCTTCACCAATCTGTTTCTTAGCGGATTCTGGTACGGGTTTACCTTCTATCCCCTTACGGCTTGCTATAGTCCCAGCGGCAATTGCTTTACTACGAGCGTTAGATATATTTAAACAGTGTTCTGGGGAAAGTTTTTTACCTAGATACCGAATACGCGTCGCATCTCTATACTGTTGCTTAGTTTCTTCTGACATGCCCGCCCAACGAGTTTTGTGGGCATCGCTTAGTTTTTTGCGTTGCGCTTCTGTTAAAACTCTTTTGCGATTTGCATTAGCCACGGCTTCTTTAACATGCTCGGCAAGGGGGGCGTTGCCACCCCCAATTTCAATATTGAACCCGTTAGGTGCTAGGCAGTTATACGCTTTAATACACTTAACTTCCAAGTTATCTAAATAGTCTTTGCCTTCGCAATAAACCAAAACCTTGTAATCAAAAGAATCCCATCCATGTTTTTTGATGGCTCGCTTAATAACACTATTACCATTACCAGAACCACCAGAAGACTTATACGCGGTAACACGCTTCTTCAAGTTTGTGGACTGCCCAATATAGATACGGCCTGTATCCTTATGGGTTATTTGGTAAATTCCTGAGTTCATATTATGTTACTGTGAGGGCACTCACCCAAGCATCGGCTGAAGAAGACGCGCTGGCTACCACTACCAAAGCATCACTTGCTTGCAGAATAATCCTGTTGCCTTGAATTACCTCTAGTGACCCGCCAACCGCTACAGTGGCTGTCT